CTTGACCAAAGTATGTCGTGGGGTTGGGAGCTAGATTTTAACGGTGTATTGGCTCCTAGATACATCGCGATCCCGTGTGCTTCGACGAGGTTGGGAAGCCTCGAAGGGTGAGTTGTTTTGGATGACACCAGTTGGTCTGCGCGGGAGAAATAGTACGTTTGCTTCTTATCCGATCAGAAGAGGGCACAGTGCTAGACTTACTTGTCCGCTAGCTTCGAAGTGTTACCCCTTCACGGGTTCCCTTGAGGCGCCGGAAGTTCTTGTAGTGTAACTTGCAGCTCTGCATGTGTGCAGCATGGCCCCGATTCAGCACCGGGTTACCTGTAACTGTTCGTATTCTACTCCTACGACGGGCGTTGTTCCCCAAGTAAGTCCTTGCTAAAGACTTTACCTATCGCCGCTGTTCCCGAATTACGGCCGGGTCGGTGGTTAAAGAAGTAAAGGCAAAAGTTCTCCAACTTCGGCCAGTCCCAACATGATATCATTGAATCCCCAGGTTCCTGCGTCGCTCCAAAATAAGTCCAAGACATCTCCCGCAGCGGCAATAATGTTCCATACTCCAAGCAAATCTGCCCCTGTTCCTCCTGTGTTTACAATATGTGACTCAGTGGTGGTTGGGGTAGAAGAAGGCTCAAAGTCTGGATCATAAGTTATGCCATTTGTAGGATCATGTCCCATGGTTGGTATAGCTGATGAAGGCATTGCTCCGCTATGTTCATTGGCTCCGATGGTAAGGGTGCCTTTGAACGGTTCGTTGAAACGGAATCGTGTACAATCACATAGCTGGCCACCTGATAATCCCGCACCTTCAATGAACTGGTGCGATACTCCAACAGTACCAGTACCGACGAACGTTGGCTCGTCAGTTCTTTTGGCTGGATCATTATCATTGCCAAATAACGCTCCTTTTCTGAAGCCCAAGTGGTTCTGAGCTGCATTAGGGAGGTGGTATTGATAATGCTTTACTGTATTGTTGGATTGATTTGGGATGGTCAGCATAACGTCATATTCCACAAACAATTCTCCGTATGGGATGCTTTGTGAGGACTCCACGTTGTATAATGCTACGTAGATTTGTCCTACATCCGTCTGTCGAAGATGGCTGGTTGTCACTGAAAGAGCATGTTCTGGTCGCACTAGTTTCTTCCCCATCTTATTCTTGGGAATCTGTAATGCAAACTCACTCCATACATTTCCAGTAACTGCATGTTGTTTGTTAAGGAAGTCTGACAGCATGGATGGTGGTGATGTGCGTTCATTGTGAGGGTCAAATTCTGGT